TTTTTTTTGTTTGTAAAAGTATAAATAAGCGCTTGACTTTATACCCTATATAGGGTATAATAAAGGTGTAGAAAGGAGGTGATAAAAGTGGACATAATAAAAGAGCTAACAAGCTTAATAAATGAGTTAACGCTACTGACACTAGCAATCATCATTTTAAAACTTGTTAGCAAAGACTAAAAAGCGGGCGGGTGAAAGCCCCGCCACCTTTTCAACATTATTGTAAATCAACGAGGTGAATTATGCAATATTTAGAATGGCTAATTAATATAGCGACTATTATTATTTTGATACTAGCAATTAAGCGTTTAGCTAGAAGGTGATGAAATTGAAATACGAACTAGACGATATCATGACAACGCAAGAGGCTGCGGAACGGTGGAAGGTTACTGCCGATTCCCTTAAACAGAACTGTAGAGGCCGTGTAAAGAACGGATTTAAAGAAGGCGAGTTTAAGAAGTCGGGGAAAATGTGGCTTGTAACTCGTCAAGGTATGGAACGGTTATACGGAAAAGAATCCGCTTTAAGTAGTGTAATAAAAAGCGTGTCAGACGAACATTAGGCCTCTAAATCTCTGCAAAATTTGTAGCGGTTGCTCAACTGTTGCTCAACTTTTGTCACACTAAAACGCAAACGATTGTTGAATTCTCAATGTTTTTATAATAAAATTCATATGTAAGGGATATATAGAATTTCATTTAAAGAACCCAGTAGGCATCGATGCCTACTGGGTTCTTTGTTTTTATAAATCGGCTAAAATTCTTTAAAATTTAATCAGTTGCTCAACCGTTGCTCAACCTTCATGCCTTTTGATAACATCCTTCACAGATAATATCGCCTCGCCATGCGGTATTTGGTTAACAACGGATATCAATTCATCGACGTCTCTATGAATATACACCTGATTCGTAACATCTTTATGCGAATGCCCCATTAGCGTTTTTGTCATAGCATCGGATGTGCCTATCTGTGTAAGAAGAGTGGCGAATGTATGTCTCCCGTCATGGGGCAAATGCCCTGGTACTTTCATTTTTAAATACCGGCTGAGCGCCATTTGTATGTTTTTAGGCGTGGATGCCGGAAGCATATACTCTCCGTGCTCGAATCGACTCGCGCTGTACCATTTTCTTATAAATGGCATAATACAATTGGCTATCGGTATGATGCGGTTTTTACTCGCATCCGTTTTAATACCGCCAATCATATAGCGTTCCTTTATATGCACATCAGTAAATTTTATTGACTTAATTTCGCCAGGTCGCATGCCTGTGTATATTAAGCATAACATGATTCTTGCATATTCATCTGTATTCGATAATTGCCATAAATCATAAATCTCTGCCGGTAAAAATGGCTTATGTAAAGTTGACTTTTCTTTTGCGGGCAACGTGACTAGGCTAGCGTAGTTTTTGTCAACAATGTCATTTCGTATGGCTGCCAGAAAACATCCGTTCATGGCTGTTTTAATCTGTGCTAACGCAGGCCCGCTCATGTGGCTATGATCATCAATAATTGCTTGTAGATGGGCTAATCTAATATTTTTAATGGGGATATTCATAAGATGTAGCATTTTCTTTTTATTGTGAGGGTAACCGCCTTTGTCTAGTTGTACCCCTTTGCGCATCTTATCTTCGATCATCCATTCCCAACATTGGCCAAAGGTTGTATCCTTGGTCTCGTATTGCGGGGCGTTAGCGTCATAAGCTGATAGGGCATTATACGCTTCTTTTTGCGTCGCAAAGGTGCCTATGGATTTTCGTAAGGGTTTACCCTCGGAATTGTATCCGAGAGTCACCACGGCTCGATATGGCTTACGTAGGAGCTTATGTTTCATCTTATATACGGTGCCTGTACCGTTGGCGCGTTTCATGGCCATAATTATATATCCTTCCTGTAAATGTAAGCCCCTATCTGAATCATATCGGATAGGGGCTTACGTTTATTAATCATTTGTCTTATAGACTAATTTATTTTCTTTGTCCATAAGTTCTGCTAATTTATCAGAGTTAATAGGTATTTCAATTTTATCGCCATTTCCATTAATAAATTTGATAGTATATGGTGGGTTCATAATTATTTGTTTAGGTATTGCATAGTAGACAAGGGCATAGCTATGCGGCATCAAATCATAGATTTTGGTATCCATCGCTACTGGGATTATATACTGATTGTCTTTTTCTATAAGTAATCGTTGTGATGGTAGTTGAGGCATTACTGTACCGGCTAATGGATTTTTAAGATGAAGTGCATATGTAGCTATGTATACATAGTCATTACTGTTTAGTACGGTTTTTTTAAAAGATTCGTCTGGAAAAATAAGGCGGTCGTCTTTAGAGTAAGCAATGTACTTTGTGATTGTGCCAGGTGTAACTAATACGGCCGCACCGCCTGCGCCACTCCGAAGTTCAACACCGTAATTGACAGGATTTTCTAATTTTCGGTCCGTCTTATATGATTGGCCAACACTCCATATTTTGTTGTATGTATCCGAGGTTACATCGATAAATTGTGCAAATGAAGAACCAGCAAATGCTGCAAATAATACTGTGATAGATAAAATTTTATAGAATTTCATTGCTTATCTCCTCTGTTAAATAATCTTATAAAGTTACATTATACATTACAACCTTACCTACTAAATATAAATCGTCAGATGCATCATATCTAAATATAATATCTCTAAACGATAGTATGCTACTATCGGGTTTAAATACGAATTCCTGGTGTTCGATATCATTGTAGAATCTTTTAACTGTATATTCGCCCCCATTTTTAATAACAACAATATCGCCATCATGGATATCTGGTAGTTCTATATTTCTTAATACTGCGATAATAGCGCCGTTTTGGATAACGTTGTTCATGCTTTCACCGTTAACCGACATAAGTATAATATTCTTATTGCCTGCGTAACGACCCATCATTAAGTCTGGGACTGATACGGTAGGGAGGGTGCTAATACCCTCTATATTAGTTAACGCCCCTGCAGATACTGCGGAGGGTACGTATTTGTAATTGTTGAGGTGAACCATATCTATGAACGCATCAGATTCTGCGTCAAAACGGCTGGCTGATTCGAACTGTTCAAACCTGTCTGAATCGCCGTTAAACACGCTCGGGATATATTCATCATACAGGTCGTTATCCATATAGAACTGGGACAAACTTTTACCATACACATCGCATAATTTTTTGAGTAAAAACAAATTAATGGGCTCTATCTCTGCCTCATAATCCTCAAGGTCTTCCTTGGGGATTTTTGTTATTTTTGACAGGTCCTGAAGGGATAAACCTGAGCTAACTCTTTCATTGATTAACGCCCTCGGGATGCGGTCATCGGCTATCAGGTCCGAATCTGTTAGGTAATCAACAGTAACATCATAGCGTTCCGCGATGCGCTTTAGCAAATCCAAAGGAATTTGTCTCTTCTCAGATTCATAATTACTTAATGTATTTTGAGCAACACCTAAGTCTTCGGCGAACTGTAGTTGACTAAGCCCTAACATGTGGCGTAATTGTCTTAATTTCATAAGTATTCCTCCTTAAAAGTTTCCCTGCTTACACAATATCACATATAGCGATATTTTTCAAATATATTGTTGACGATAATCTCAAATTGAGATATACTAATATCACAAATTGAGATATTTTAGGTATAAAAGGAGGTGATTGGATGAGACAGTACTTGATTGACGCCAGAAATAAAAAAAGGCTCACCCAGGTTGAGGCGGCAAGTAAGCTTTTTATGTCTCAAAATTATTTATCAAATTTAGAGACTGGCAAAAGACAGAAAAGCCTTAGCGTGGCAACTTTAAAGGCGTTCTCAAAAGTTTATCAGATTCCGTTGGCTGATTTAATCGCATCAGAATCTGCATATGGAAATACCCGATAGGCAACACATTGAAGGAAAGGAGAACATTATGAAAATAAATATCGTAACTGTAGGAGTTAATGAAATCCATGTTAGCGACGTCATTAAACAGGTAAAGGATATTGAGGAAAAGCACAATGTGGATTGTACTATTACCGTCAATATCCCATACCGGAGACCTTACTCTACTGAAATGGTCTTACCGTAACTCTTGTATGCTTTTTTAAATGCTTCGACCGCCTCATGGGGTACGCGTCGATGTTCAAGGCACTGAAGGATGTTAAAGAAATCGAGAAGATGTAGAGAAACCAGAAAGCTTCAAAGCATCTATATACCGAGAGATGTTAGAAGTTTACATGGATGATTTTCGTAATCAAGATACCTTTAAAGATCGTTTACAAGTAGGCCAAGAAATCAGAATGATTTTAAAAGCTATATGAAAGGAGGGGCAGTGCACATGATTAAAAAAGTAATTTCGGTCGCTCAAATGTCGGCTGTACTTGGTGTTAGCCTAACGGCAACCCGAGAGGGAATCGCAAGAGACCGATTCCCGTTCGCATATGCCTGGCAGTCGCCGGGTAAGAAATCCCGAAGCTTTGTTATCGATAAAGAGGGATTTAGAACATTCCTTGTCCATTCGCTAGGTTGGGATGTGAAAGTAGTTGATGCGGAATTTAAATCCGCAGGAATTCATTAGGAGGATAATCATGACATGGATTGATGCAGGAATGCATTTGAGCTTAGCTGCAGCAGCAGTAGCATCTATTTTATCAATGGTGACGATATAAAGGAGATCAATTTATGGGTTATATGTTAATTGGCACGTTTTTGGTCGCAGGTTCTATGGGAGCCTTAGAACTCGACCAAATTGGATGGGAACAGTTCATATTGCAATCGTTAATCGGACTGGTTATATCCCTATACGGATTTAAAAAAGATATGGCAGAAGTTGACGCAGAAGAGCAGGAAGATGTCACATACATCCCAAGAGTGAGAACTCACGGTGATTATTGTAAAAACCCTTATTACAACTAAAAGGAGACAGAAAATGACAAAACCTTATATCAGTAAACAAAAAATAAGGAACTTCGTATCTCGTGTTAGTTCTGAGAAAACCGATGCAATTGAAAAAGAATACGAAGCTCTATTGACTCAAGAAATTAAATCGCTAGATGCCTTTAAGCGTTTAGAAGAGGCTCTATCCGAAGCACGGAAAGCTGCTAGAGAAATTAAACAAGTGGGGTTTGGTGATAGCGTTTTGGCTAGTATTCCGAAGTCGGAATTTTTAATTGATCGCATGATTAGTCGAGGTAAGAGCTTCTATAATGAACCACTAAAAGAATGGGCCTCAATTTGTGAACTGTTAAAGCCATTCGTGGAACGACTATCAAAAGTACGCAACGCCAGACAAAGCGCTTACAGAATTATTGATGAAGCACAAACAGGTAGAGCTGCTGCAGATGCGTTAAGAGAAGCAGGCCTAGATTATTACACATGGGAAAATAGGAAGCCGGAGATGGTGCTTGATTTAAGCGCTTTGAAAGGTGGTGATTAAATTGCGAAATTGTAGTACCTGTCCAAAACGAGATTATTGCATTCCTGATGAATGCGAGGATTTGGGCATGAAAAATGAGCCTGATGATGCGGCAACATCAACAAGCTCAAATTAGAAAAATATCCACTTAAAGTATACCACAGAAAGGACATATTATGGAATTCCTATTAGTTACTTACGATACCAGTGATTATTACTGGCAAAATAACACACCTGTACATAGCCCAGATGAATTTTGGTTTAGATATTACGAATCCGATACAAATGTTCCAATCGACAACATTGGTGTCGGTGATTGGGTTGTTGTTAAATCAAGAAATGGACTAGGCGTTGCTCGTGTTTTGAAAAAAGCAAAAGACCTTGATACTGTTCGGATGCAAGGTTTCAAAGGAAATGTAGTTAAACAGGTCATTGCAGTTATCGATACTTCTAAATGCGATAAACGTGAAAGCGATCGAGCTAAATTGGAGGACATAGAAAAGAAACTCGAACAAAATGCTAAGAACGCTGAGCGCTTGACCATGTATCGGTTACTTGCAAAAGATAATCCGGAATTCTCGGCATTACTTACTGAGTATGAATCTGTAAAGGCGTCTGTCAATGAATTATAACGCTTTCATCAACTCCAAGTCTAAAATGTCGGAATCTCATGGATTTGTTATTGACGCAAATATGTTAAACAAACATTTATTTGACTTTCAACGAGATATCGTTAAGTGGGCTTTGGCAAAAGGTAAAGCCGCCATATTTGCGGATTGTGGATTAGGTAAAACTTTAATGCAGCTGTCCTGGGCGTATGAGATTTATCTACATACAGGTGGATCAGTACTCATATTAGCACCACTAGCTGTGGCCGCTCAAACACAGTCTGAGGGTGAACGTTTCGATATTCCTGTGACTATATGCGAATCCGATGATGACATTGTACCAGGCGTTAATATTACGAATTACGAGAAATTGGGCCGATTTAATACCGATAATCTGATAGGTGTCGTGCTTGATGAATCGAGTATCCTAAAGTCATTTACTGGTAAAGTACGTACGGATTTAATAAATCGATTCAGTAATACACCATATCGGCTGGCGTGTACAGCAACACCTGCTCCAAATGACTATATGGAGCTTGGCAATCATGCGGAGTTCCTTGGCATTATGAGCCGTAATGAGATGCTATCCATGTATTTCACGCACGATGGTAGTGATACCGCTAAATGGCGATTAAAAGGCCATGCAGAGAATACCTTTTGGGAGTGGATGGCGTCATGGGCAGTAGTGCTAGATAATCCGGCATCCCTGGGTTATGAAGATGATGGTTACGAATTGCCTGATTTACACGTACATGAAATTGTTGTTGATAAAACAGGTGAGGATGTCCCTACTTTATCCTTACTGGAACGCCGCAGGGCTCGCAAAGCATCTCTTGAATCAAGATGTAGAGCAGCAGCTGATTTAGTCAATGCATCTAATGAGCAATGGCTAGTGTGGTGCGACCTTAATGATGAATCGACCACTTTGAAAGAAATGATTGATCTCGCAGAGGATGTCAAAGGTAGTGATAAGGCAACTCGAAAACAGGGCATGATGTTAGGTTTTGGTTCTGGATTCCTAAAATGTTTGGTAACAAAGCCAAGTATCGCCGGATTCGGAATGAACTGGCAAAACTGCCACAATATGATATTTGTTGGGCTATCCGATAGTTATGAACAGTATTATCAAGCACTTCGCCGATGCTGGCGATTTGGCCAGAAGCATGAGGTGAACGCATATATCGTAATCTCCGAAAAGGAGGGCGCGGTTAAAGCAAACATCGAACGTAAGGAAGCGGATGCTATAAAAATGAGGGACGCTATGATTGCGCTTACTCGTGACGCTGTTCGTACTGAATTATCTAAAACTAGACGGGAATCAACGGAATACAATCCGTGTGTGCCGATGGTGTTACCTAACTGGGCAGAAATGAGGGCTGTTATATGACTAAAATTTACGTTAGCCATCCATTCGGAGGGTTGGCTAAAAACAAAAAGAATGCTGACTCTGTATTAAAGTGGCTGCAGGACGATATGGGTGTATTTCCGATAAAGGAACCTTTTGGCAGTGATACGCATAATATATTCCTATCACCTATACATATGTTTGGGCATTTATATAACAAGGTTGATTATGATACCGGCATAGGCTGGTGTATTGACCTTCTAAGTGGTTGCGATGCAATCATACTGTGCAACGGATGGGAGAACTCAACCGGGTGCAATTTGGAGCTAGCTTATGCTAAGGATCATAACATAAGAGTCATCCACATCAATGAATTAAAAGCAGCTAAATCAATTAGATTAGCCGTTGATGCAGGCATGAATAAAGGAGTAGCCGCTTTTTTTGGATTTGCAATGCTGCATACGCTAAATAAGAAAGCAAAGGAGGACCTACAACGTGAACGTGCTAAATCAGTTAATTGAGTCCCGATTTGCAATTTATAACGGCGACTCAGTAGAAGTGCTAAAAGGGCTACCTGATGATAGCGTTCATTACTCTATATTCAGCCCGCCATTTAGTAGTTTGTATGTCTACTCTAATTCTGATAGGGATATGGGCAACTCATCTACTGATATCGAGTTTTGGCAACATTTCAAGTATTTAATCGCAGAACTATACCGTGTAATAATGCCAGGGCGATTAGTATCAGTTCATTGTATGGATTTACCACTCACGAAATCCAGGGACGGTGTTATCGGAATGAAAGACTTTCCTGGTGACATTATTCGAGCCTTTCAGGATGCTGGATTCGTGATGCATTCCCGAGTCACGATTTGGAAAGACCCTCTCATTGAGGCTACTCGGACAAAGGCTCTAGGGCTTTTACATAAGCAAATTGTAAAAGATTCTGCCATGTGCCGTATGGGGGCGCCTGATTACATCGTTACATTGCGTAAACCTGGTGACAATCCGGAGCCCATCGCGCATCCAGAAGGGTTTACCCAGTTTTTCGGTCAAGAGGAACCTGAGGGAATCAAAGGAATTGAAAGACCTGCGCCCAATCCAGTTTTGTTTGATAAAAAGCAAAAATACAATACGGAGCCTATATATAGCCATCAAGTATGGCGCCGATATGCTAATCCCGTATGGGCCGATATCCGTCAAACACATACGCTGAATTATAAAGCAGCTCGAGACAATAAGGACGAACGTCATATTTGCCCGCTACAGCTAGATACTGTGGCTCGATGCATCGAATTGTGGAGTAATCCGAATGATATCGTACTTGATCCGTTTGCCGGTATCGGTACTGTACCAGTTATGGCACTTCGTATGGGTCGTAGGGCTTTAGGATTTGAGTTAAAAGAATCGTATTACAACCAATCAATTATTAATATTCAGGAGGATTTAAACAATGATTAAAGTTGAAGTTCAAGGAGTTAATGTACTAGATGTATATAATCAGCTAAAAGCTGTGTTAAATCAATTCGGAAGTTTTGTAGATAACGACAGAGCTATGGATGATAAAGCCCCTGGCATAGTGGACACGGTAGTGCCTACAGTAGCGACACCGTCCGTGTGCGTATCTAATCTAGCTCCACAAGATACAAATCAAGGTGTACCTACTACAACAGTAGCGGTGCAACCAAACTCCATATCCATGACGGCACCTAATGCAGCTGTACAAGTTACTCCTACTCAAGTAGCCATTACAGCACCAACTGTCAACGTGGCAACTGATACTCCGGTACAAACAGTTACCGCACCTGTGCAAACACCTGTACAAACACCAGTCACCGCTCCAGTAACTCAGGAAGTTAAGAAGTATACATTGCCTGAAATTCAAGCGGCTCTTGCGCCATTACTTGATGCTGGTAAAGCTGTAGAATTGCAACAGTTGATGACACAATTCGGGGTTCAATACTTAGGTCAAGTACCTGAGGATAGATACCCTGAATTAGTAAATGCAATTAGAGGATTGGGGGCAAGAATCTAATGGCACCTCGATCACATGCATTATTAAACGCATCGGGGTCGCACCGGTGGCTGCATTGTACAGCTGCCCCTCTCTTAGAGGAGAACTTTCCCGATAGTACATCTGTGTATGCAAAGGAAGGAACCCTGGCACACGAACTGTGTGAGTTAAAACTACAGAAGTATACCACGGCCATGGCGAAATCCACATACACTCGCAAGTTCAACAAAATCAAAAAGGATGAGTTGTGGCAACCAGAAATGGACGATACTTCGGAAACATACCTTGAATATGTCAAAGGTGTTATGTTAGGTTGCACGGCAACTCCAGTAGTAGCCATTGAAAAACGTGTTGATTTTAGCCGTTATGTACCCGATGGATTCGGCACGGCTGACTGTATCGTCCTATCCGGCGACACCTTGCACATCGTTGATTATAAGCACGGAAAAGGGGTAGTCGTTGATGCGGAACACAATCCGCAAATGATGTTATATGCCCTCGGTGCGATTGACGCATATAGATTACTTTATATGTTTAATACGGTCAAAATGACTATCGTGCAGCCCCGTGTTAATAATATCAGCGAATGGGAAATCCCTACGGCAGAACTACTGGATTGGGGTAATACATTTGTCAAACCTCGTGCAGACGAGGCTATATCTGGCAATGGTAAATTTGAACCCGGCGACTGGTGCAGATTCTGCAGGGCAAAACAACAGTGCAAAGCCCGATATGAGGCAAACGACTCATTGCACAGTGCGCTAGTTGCTAATCACGATCCTCGACTTATCTCGATGACAGAACTCGGTGAATATCTTCGCCGGGGCAAAGACGTCGCTGCTTGGCTCGAGGATATGAAAGACTACGCACTCACTGAATCTCTTAATGGGGTGACAGTCCCTGGCTGGAAAGCCGTAGAGGGTCGTGGTAGTCGGGCATTTCAAGACACCGATGCTGCCATAGATACTTTAATCAAAGCTGGCATCGATGAAAGCATTCTATATGAACGCAAGACATTAACATTGGCTCAGATGGAAAAGACCATCGGTAAAACCCAATTTAATGATATGGTAGGCGACATGATAGTTAAGAAAGCAGGCAAGCCTACCCTAGTTGAGGAATCCGATAAGCGCCCTCGGATTACCAATCAACCTACTGCGGCGCAAATATTTAATGTATCTAATGATAATAATGGAGGTAATTAATTATGTCATTCGTTCCACAACCAACTGAAGTATTATTGCAAAATGTTCGTGTATCCTATTGCCATCTATTAGAACCTTGGGCTAATTCCACACAGCCTGGTGCTAAACCTAGATATTCAGCTACGATTCTTTTGCCTAAAACTGATGTAGCTCAACACCAAGCACTTATGAATGCTATCGAGGCTGCTATCCAATCAGCTCGTACTAAATTCGGTGCACGTGTTCCAGCACAGCCTAAAGTACCAATTCATGACGGTGATGGCTACACACAATCTGGTAAGGAGTTTGGTCCTGAATGTAAAGGTCATTGGGTGTTTACGGCAGCACAAGACGCTAGCTATAAAGTTGAAGTAGTAGATCTTCAAGGTAATCCTCTCACAAATCCTACACAAGTATACTCCGGCATGTATGTCAATGTACTCGTTCGATTCTTCTTCTACTCCAATCAATCCACTGGTATCGGATGTGGTTTAGGTCCTGTTCAAAAAGTACGCGATGGTGAAGCATTAGGTAGCATGCCTGTTGCTGCATCCTCTGTATTTGGTGCACCTCAAGGTAGCGCAGCTAATGTATATACTGGTGCTCCAGTAGCAGCAGGTCAGCCTGTGCAACAACAAGCAGCTCAACAGGGTTATGTACAACCGGCATACGCTACGACACCTCAGCAATCTGTACAACAAGCTCCTGTAGGCATTAACCCTGTAACTGGTCAACCTTACTAATAGGTGCCTGATATGAGGCATCTAAGTATTGATATAGAAACATATTCATCGACTGATATCTCATTCGGAGTGTACAAATACACTGAATCGCCTGATTTCGCTATATTGCTATTTGCATATTCCTACGACTTTGGCCCTGTTGAAGTCGTAGATTTAGCGCAGGGAGGGGTAATTCCTGACTGTGTAATTCGTGATTTATTGAATCCGTATGTCATTAAACACGCCTACAACGCGCAATTTGAAATTACGTGTCTAAATCGTGCAGGGTTACTCACATCTGTTGATCAGTGGCAGTGCACGATGATTCATGGTGCCTACCTAGGATATCCTATGGGCCTAGCCTTACTAGGCAAGGCCCTGGGATTACCTCAGGATAAGAAAAAGGACACATCGGGGAAAGCACTTATCAAGTACTTTTGTACGCCATGTAAGCCTACTAAACGTAATGGGGGCCGTACCCGTAATCTACCTAGACACGATATGGATAAATGGAATGCTTTTATCGAGTACAACCGCCAGGACGTTGTGACCGAGATGGAATGTTATCACAGATTAGCCTCGTTCCCTGTACCTGATGATACGTGGAAAGATTGGTATCTTGATATCCAAATCAATAGTAGAGGGGTACGCATCGACCATGAATTGGTTGAGGGTGCCTTATACATTGATGAAGAAAATCGCGAAATGTTGATGAATGAGGCTTACCAAATCACGGGACTTAACAACCCTAACAGTCGGAATCAATTACTTGATTGGCTAAACAATAATACTAATGTCAGTCTTGAGAAGTTAACTAAGGACACTGTGGCCGATGCTCTGACGGATGCTGATGACGTTGCCGCAAAAGTACTCATGATTCGTAAAAAGCTAGCTAAGTCATCGGTATCTAAATACACCATGATGGATGGTGCTATGGGCGCTGATCTTCGTCTCAGAGGAACATTACAGTTCTACGGTGCCAACCGTACCGGACGCTGGGCGGGTCGTCTTATCCAGGTGCAAAACCTACCGAGAAATTACATCGAGAACCTCGACACGGCTCGACATCTCGTTAAAACCAAAAACCGTCAAGGGTTAGAACTTCTGTACGGTGATGTATCGGATACGCTATCTCAATTAATTCGTACCTCGATTATTGCTGAAAAGGACAATACATTATGTGTGGCCGACTTCTCAGCCATTGAGGCTCGTGTTATTGCATGGTTATCGGGAGAACATTGGCGCCAACGTGTATTCGCTGAGGGCGGAGACATATACTGTGCTTCTGCATCGTCGATGTTTGGTGTTCCCGTTGTTAAGCATGGCGAGAATGGTCATCTTAGACAAAAAGGTAAAGTCGCTGAATTGGCACTCGGCTATCAAGGCGGAGTGAATGCATTAAAAGCCATGGGTGCTCTTGATATGGGACTCCATGAGGAGGAATTACCTGAAATCGTAAATTTGTGGCGTAACGCATCACCTAGAATACGAGATTTATGGTATGCCGTTGAAAATGCGGCCGTGTACACCGTTACTACCGGGAATCCTATAGGCCTTGACCATGGCATTTTGTTCCGTTTGGAAATTGATCCAATATACGGTTACCGTTATATGACGATTGAACTACCTAGCGGACGTAAGCTATTTTATCCTAGCCCAAGCATTAAGCAGAATGCGTTCGGTAAGGATGCTGTACATTTTAAGACTAAGGTAAATGCTGCATGGGTTACTGAAAGTACCTATGGGGGTAAGTTAGTCGAAAACATCACACAAGCAGTCGCTCGCGATTGCTTAGCGTTAACATTACGCCGATTGGAGGATGTAGGATATCAAATTATTATGCATATTCATGATGAAGCTGTACTTGAAATCAACAAGTATAACGCAGAATCAACATTGGATGATGTTAATGCTATATTCTCAATCGCCATACCTTGGGCAGATGGGCTACTATTATCATCCGCAGGATTTACTAACGACTATTATATGAAAGATTAGGAGGGGATACACTTGCAAAACGATAAACTGATTACCATCAGTATCGGTGCGAGTCGCACATCAAAGCAATGGACCCGTACGGAGATGTTGTGGTCCGAGTTTTGTGAACGCCTCAAAATCCCCGTTCGTACAACAGAAACCGTGGACGAGTACCACAGATTGCCAAAATCTGAGAAAAGCAAGCTAAAGGACATAGGTGGCTTTGTTGGTGGTGCGTTAAACGGTCTGCAGCGTAAAGCTATTAACGTGTCTGGGCGTGACCTGATTACTCTTGATATGGATGCCATGTCGCCTGGGGAAACTGAGAACGTCGCCCGCACGATTGACAGCCTAGGCATGGCTTATGTCATCTACTCAACCCGTTCTCACACTGTGCATCGTCCGCGGTTACGTGTTATCGTCCCGACTGATAGAACAATGACACCTGACGAGTATGAGCCTATCGCCCGTAAGCTGGCGGAGCTCATCGGCATCGGTATGATGGATGGAACTACGTTCGAAGCTTCTCGGCTTATGTACTGGCCATCATGTCCTAACGATGCGCAATATGTATATTATGTAGGCGATAAGGCGTTCTTATCTGCTGACGGTATGCTCGGCCAATATACTGATTGGCGCGATGTGCGTTCTTGGCCACAGGTACCTGGTAAAGAAGCATCGCAGCATGAAAAGCAGTTACTTGCAAAGCAAGCTGATCCGAGAGAAAAACCAGGTATCGTAGGTGCCTTTTGTCGAATATATGGTATCCGTGAGGCAATCGATAAATTCATACCTCATGCATATGTCGATGTTGACGGCAGCGAGGACCGCTTAACGTTCGTTACTGGCTCAACGGTAGCCGGGGCGGTTATTTATGATGACGATACATTCCTGTTCAGTCACCATAATACTGACCCGTGCAGTGGTCAATTGGTTAATGCCTTTGACCTTATCCGGCTGCATAAGTTCCACAGCTTAGACGAGACGGCTAAGGATGGGACACCTGGGCACAAACTGCCATCTTACATGGCTATGTCTAAACTAGCTATGCAAGATACGGTAGTCGTTAATGAACTCAACATGGCTCGCGCCCGAGAATCGGCATCAAATGTATTTGCTGATATTATTACGGATGTATCGGCTCACGCTGAGACATCCGACCTCGACCCTAATGCGTTAACGAACGTCGACTGGATGAAAAGTTCGACTTTAAAGTACGACGAGAATGGTCGACCTAAGAACACGCTAGATAACATGCTTAAAATCATGCACCATGATCCGGCGCTTGTCGGTAGACTTGCCTATGATAGATTTGGTTCGAGATACGTGGCAAAAGGAGCCCTACCATGGAACCCAACACCAGGACTTCGCATATGGACAGACGCAGATGATGCGGGCTTACGGTGGTACCTAGAAAATAAATATGATATCACCGGCAAAGATAAAATCATGGACGCCCTCATTATGTGTGCTGAGCAAAATGGATTTAATGAAGTACTAGATTATCTTAACGGTTTATCCTGGGACGGCATTGCCCGATTAGATACTATATTCATCGACTACTTAGGGGCTGAGGATAATGTATATACCCGTGCAGCCGCTAGAAAGTCATTTACGGCGGCAGTAGCGCGAGCGTTTGAGCCTGGATGCAAGTATGATACGATGCCAATTCTTATCGGAGGTCAGGGTATTGGTAAAAGTACTCTTATCCGCACAATGGGCAAGAAGTGGTACGCTGATGGCTTAAATACCTTTGAGGGTAAAGAAGCTGCAGAAGGCATTCAAGGTAAATGGATTATAGAAGCTGGTGAAATGGCTGGGTATTCGAGGGCTGAAGAAAATGCATCTAAGCAATTCCTGAGTCGTCAAGTAGATGTATTTCGTCAAGCATATGGCCGACGTACACAAGAGTATCCACGGCAGTGTGTGTTCTTTGGTAGCACTAATCAATATGAATTCCTAAAAGATATTACAGGTAATCGCCGATTTTGGCCTATTGATCTTGAGATGACGATTCCACGAAAGAACATATTTGTTAATCTTCCGGGAGAAGTTGACCAGTTATGGGCGGAGGCCTTGTATCGTTATAAAAGCGGGGAAAGCCTCATTATCGAGGATGACCCGGCTGTACTAAAACTGGCTGACGCGGCTAGAGAGGCGCATATGGAATCAAATACCAAAGCAGGATTGATTAATGAGTTTTTATTAATCAAAGTGCCACTAAATTGGAATGTGATGAGTCGTAGTGCCCGGAGGACGTACCTTAGCATGAACGCTAAACCTGCCGAGGGTCAAGAGTTAGTATATCGTGACCGTATTTGTGCAGCAGAGGTATGGTGGGAGTGTTTCGGTAACGACCCAAGCCGAATGAAGAAGATTGAGACTAGGGAAATTAATCAAATACTAGCGGACTCCCCGTACACAATGGGCGGAAGTCAGTTGATGAGATTTGGTGAATATGGGCATCAAAGAGGGTTCAGAATCAATGAGTCAAAACTGAAATTATAGTGTTAACATTCTCAATTAAGCGTTAACATTCTCAGTATTTTTGTTAACATTAGAATGTTAACAAATTCGGAGAATGTTAACGTACTATGTTAACGCATAAAGTCAGTATTTATCTATATTCATATAGGTTGGTTAACAATGTTAACATTATATACTGGTAAATATCAAAACAAAGAGTTTTAAGAAAAAATACGCCCTTTACAGCCTTAATTTGAACCCTCATATACGCGTATGTAAACATGTTAACGTTTAAGAATTTCAGAGGTGAGAAATGCTAGAAAAGGATATTGAGAGAAAATTAGTTGCAGGCGTCAAACGTTCAGGAGGTAAGGCATATAAGTTTGTATCCCCTGGCAATGTCGGTGTGCCTGATCGAATCGTCATATGGCCGAATGGTGTTATTCATTTCGTAGAATTGAAGACATCCAAAGGTGTACTTTCGAGATTGCAGGGAGTTCAAGCCCGTGAACTTCAAAAACTAAACCAAAAAGTATTTGTGTTAAAAGGTGCTGATGCCGTGGCTGGTTATTTGGATCAATTCGCAGAAAAATTCGGGGTGAAAGCGTAATGCAGTTTATCCCGCATGCGTATCAGCGATATTGTATCGACAAGACCGTTAATCAAAATAAGATAGGGTTATTCCTGGATATGGGTTTGGGAAAAACGATTATCACGTTATCAGCCATATACGAATTGAAGTACTCTAGATTTGCCATCCGTAAAGTGCTAATCATAGCGCCTAAGAAAGTAGCGGAGGCTACATGGCAACGTGAAGCACAAAAATGGGACGGGGTAGGTATATTAAGGATAGCTACTGTATTAGGCAGCCTGAAAAAGCGAATTAAGGCTTTAAACACACCTGCCGATATCTACATCATCAATCGCGAGAATGTAACGTGGTTAGTTGATTACTATAAGAATGCATGGCCGTTTGACATGGTAGTTGTGGATGAATCTAGTTCCTTTAAAAACCACACAGCTAAGCGTTTTAAGTCATTAGCCTATATGCATAACCACATCAAACGCATGGTGTTGTTAACAGGTACGCCAGCCCCTAACGGATTAATCGACCTATGGGCGCAAGTGTATTTATTAGACCGTGGGGAGTCGTTAGGAAAAACGTACACAGGATTTAGAGATTACTATTTCGAGCCCGATCAGAGGTCACGCGAAATGGTGTATTCCTATAAACCTAAATCCGATTCAAATGACAGTATCATGGCGGCAATATCTGGGTTATGTATATCCATGAAAGCCAGTGACTATTTGGAGCTACCTCCAATCATCAACGATATTAAATATGTGCAGTTAGATGCAAAAGCTAAAAAGGCTTACGAAGATATGGAGCGTACGTCTGTATTAGAGTTGATTGAAGCTGGCGAAGATATCACAGCTTTGAGTGCAGCAGCATTATCTACAAAACTACAACAGTTAGCGAACGGTGCTGTATATGATGGTGATAGGAACGTTCATGAGATACACGGCTGTAAGATTGAGGCTTTTATGGAACTTGTAGAACAGTTAAACGGCAAGCCTGCATTAGTGTTTTACAATTTCAAACATGACTGTGAACGACTAAAAGCAGCATTAGCTAAGACTAAATTACGTGTCCGTGAGTTAAAGGGTGCCGATGATGAGATAGCGTGGAATGCTGGAGAGATTGATATTCTATTAGCACATCCGGCTAGCACGGCATACGGACTTAACTTACAGGATGGCGGAAACCACGTAATATGGTTCGGGTTAAATTGGAGTCTTGAGTTATATCAACAAGCTAATAAGCGGCTACATCGCCAAGGCCAAATGGAGAAGGTAATTATCCATCATCTAATATGTGAGGGAACTCGCGATGAGGATATGATGGATGCACTAGCCCAAAAAGACCGGGCACAGGAATACGTGCTGCAAAGTTTAAAAGCGAGAATCGATAAATACAGAAAGGATGATTAATATGGACCAGTTTATAATGGCGGGATTAATCGGAGCTATTGTAATAATAGTGTGTTACACGATTATTCAAGTTATGGAAATCGTTGATAAACGAAAATACAAGACTGTATATGGGTTAACCCCAGGTAGATTGTATGAGCGACCAAATAATCCCCCGCCGCCACCTACTAGGCTATCAGCTAGTGAAGAGCTAAGTCGTTACATAGCGAATGAAGAATTGAGACGTTTCGGAGAAGCAACGAATCGATTTGGTATAAATATGGGAAGAAATATACTAGATAGACCTCATAGACCTCCCAGACCTCCTGAACCTCCTAGACACATAGATAAGCAATGTGATGATATCAACCATCCTAGTCATTATACACAAGGCGATATCGAGGTTATCGATTACATCGAAGACAAGAAACTAGGATATCGATTAGGTAATGTTGTGAAGTATGTATCCAGAGCTGGTCATAAGGACGATGCTATTAAGGATTTGAAAAAAGCCCGTTGGTATCTAAATCGTGAAATCGAAAAGAGGGAACAGCATGACAAAAGTCGAGCGTCTACTAATTAACAAAGGGCATTATCTAGATGATACGTATCATCTTGTCATGGATACAGTTAATGTTGTAGATAATCTCAAAGATAATGTTGCCGAGAGATTAGATGATGACCTGAGTGATGATGCATACGCCATGTGTGAGGAGATGTTCACTGCTGTCGAGCAATGCAAAGCAGATATGGTAGAAGCCATCGAGGATATTGTCGAACGTATGGAGGTAAAGGATGCAAAAGCGTAGAAGCAGGACAGATGTGATTGTAGGTGCCATACAGTCAGATTTAAGACTTGCCATCATACGAGCCCGGAATAGACAACTGAGATCACCTATGCTAGATGATAGAATTCGTGAAAGCGGATACATTGACGGATTACTACGAGCACAGATGATTATCAGTAAATATGGGGACTATCACATATGATGGATATAGAAGAATTACAAGCTGTCCGCCATACTGAGCAGCGAATGCGTGCGTTAGAGATTCAGCTAAGTGCGATTAACCGAGATTTACATTCAGAAGCTATACAGATGTGTGAATCAGGAGATGCTATGCCACGAATCAGTAAGCACTTACAAGAATGTAGGGCGGAGCTGAACAGAGAATGGGATGAATTGATTGATTCTCGAAACAAGGTCAAGCAAGTCATCAACCAAATAACTGACGGACAATACAGGGATGTATTGAATCTCAGATACATTAATGCATTGCCATGGGAGCAGATAGCTGTCGAACTAGGGTATTCGTGGCGACAAGTTCACAGACTTCACAAGAAAGCAATCGCTGAATTTGAAAAGATGGCATAGAATGGCACACTCTTAATTTAATATAATGTAAGTGTAGTAGATAGCAGGCAGTGTCTGGCCCGCACAATATGTCTGCCTGCTGCACTGCCCCGGGGTAGACCTTACTTAGTTGAGGTCTACCTTTTTTTTATTGAGTATCAATGATAATTCCTAATTGAGAAAATGAAAATTGGAAAAAGGTACTCCGCGGGCGAAAAATGGCCGCTGGTCGCCCCCGCGCGATGGTCCTCTCTCTGTGAGGAAAATTTTCCTGTTGAATGTAGAAAGACGATTTAAGAAAGGAGTACACCTATGGCGGACACAAAACCCAGAGTGAAATTTGATGCTGCGGGCAATCTGCTCGTATCCAGCACTCAACTATGTGACCTCTTGCGGGTCACTCCGGAAATTATCTCTCGACATCATAAAGCAGGGATGCCTAAGGCCTCTGTAGGTTGGTGGAATCTCCGGGAAGTCCTCGTATATTTAGGGCAGGCGAAAGGTGATAACGCTAAAAGCAAATCTGCATCAACTCGTAAGTTAGAAGCCGAAGCAGATTATAAAGAAGCAAAGGCTGCAAGAGAAAAGAAAATGCTAGATGTGCTTAATGGCGAATACGTCCCTCGTGCCGATGTGGCACAGGCATGGGCTAACCGAATATTGGAATTAAAGACATCATTTACCAAATTAGGTAAGCGTATCGGAAGTGAGTTCACGGATCCTGAGGAACGTGCTCGTGTAGAAAAGGTGGTGAATGGCCTTGTCGAAGAATACCTCGAAAGCTATGCACGCGAAGGCGAGTACACGCCGAAAGTTAAAGCCGCGGGAAAAGCAAAGACCAAAGGTTGACTGGTTCCCCGAGGAACTGGAAGCATTCAAGCCACCTGAAAGATACACCGTTTCAGAATGGGCGGATAGGTACAGGGTACTGACCAATATATCTGCTGAACCTGGGCGATGGCGTACAGCGCGGACACCTTATCTCAAGGAGCTTATGGATAAATTCACGGACCCTCTTATTGAAAGCATCTCGTTATGTTTCGGGGCGCAGATAGGTAAGACGGAAGCCGAACTCAATATGATCGGATATGCGTTACATCAAACTGCATCACCAGTCATGATGGTGTATCCGACGGATACTATCGCGAAATTCGCTAGTGATAAACGTGTGCAACCGATGATTAGGAGTGTAGAGCCGCTTGCGAATATATATGACGAAGGCAGTAAGCTGCTGGAGTTAGACTTCGTTAATGGGAACTACATGGTGCTTGTTGGGGCGAACTCACCAAGCAGCTTATCAAGTCGGTCAATTAAGTACTTATTCTTCGATGAAATTGATAAGTATCCAGCTTTCTCCGGTAAGGAAGCGAATCCGATTAAGTTGGCTGAGGAACGTACAAAGACATTCGTTGATAAGAAGATTGTAAGGGTGTCAACTCCTACGATTGAAAGTGGCAATATTTGGCAGTCATATATGGACGCAAATGAACGTAAGCAGTATTTCGTGCCATGTCCGCATTGCGGGGTGTCGCAGACCCTCAAATTCAAACAGATAAAATGGCCGGAGGAACACCATGGCAATGCGGATATGATACGTGATACCGCATATTATGAGTGCGAACATTGTAAGCACCGTATTGATGATAAGCACAAGATGGATATGCTCCGGCAAGGCGAATGGCGGACGGTGAATGAATCACAAGTCCGAGTCGTCCGGTCGGTAGCCTATCATCTGTCATCCCTTTATTCTCCATGGGTCACATTCGGGGATGTAGCGTATGAGTTTGTTAAATCAAAGGATAAGCCAAGTGAGTTGATGAACTTTATCAACTCGTGGCTAGCGGAGCCTTGGAAATCTGCGAAAACTAAAAGCACACAGAACCTCGTGTTTACGCAATCAGAAGTTCCTCGCGGTATTGTGCCGCAACACGCACCACTGCTCATTGCGTCTGTCGATGTGCAGCAAGATCATTTCTGGTGGGAGGTTAGAGCCTACGCTCATGGCGTATCAAGCTACTTAGTTGATTATGGTCAAGCAAGTAGTTGGGCAGACTTAACCGAGATACTCATTGATAGAGAATATCCATCAGAGTATGGTGAGGCCCGTAAGATTGTGAGGGCCGGTATCGATAGCGGCTACCGAACAGACGAAGTATATCAGTACTGTGCGCAGTACCCAGAAGTATGTGTGCCAGTTAAAGGTGATTCGTCGCATAGTCCTCTAGCGCCGCCGTATAAGATGAGCAGCATCGAGAAGGGCGTTATCGGAGGCATGAAGCTGTACGTAGTGAATACCGATTACTGGAAGGACTTTATATTTGCACGTATGGTACGGCCGGCCAATGAGGATGGTACAATCCATCTATTTAAGGATTGCCCTGATGAATATTCAGAACACCTCCGGTCGGAGGAAAAGCAAGAAATCCGAAACGTGAAGACCGGTGCAGTTACAGTGCAATGGAAGCCATTAACCAGTCATCCAACAAATCACTTGTTGGATACGTGTGTATACAACGCTATGGTGGCGGACTCAGTAGGTGTTAAATACTTACCTGAATATAATCCGGATACCGATGAGGAGGACGAAGATACGGATGATGAAGACTTTAATGCAGATAGCAGAGGTTGGTTTAGCTAAGAAGGAGGTGAGACCATGAGCGCAAGAGAAGACTTGGAGCGTATTCGAACGATAATCGAGGAAATTGAGACGAACGGATACGCCGAGATGTCTGTAGGTGGTAAGCGATTTAAGACGCATGACCTGCCGACATTATACGCCCGTGAGCGTGAGTTAATGGCTCGCGTTGATGATGAGGAAGGTAATAGCACGACATCCTACGTGTCATGGGAGCGACGATGAACATACTCGATAAGGTAATAGCTTATTTCAATCCAGAGCGCGCTGCCCGTAGAGCATATTTCCGTAGTTCGCTTGAACGTGGATATGATGCGGCGTCAACAGACCGATTGAGTGGCGACTGGATGCCAGTATTTGGTACAGCTGAACAAGTAGCATCAGGCCAACGTGATTTGATCCGAGGTCGTGCACGTGCAGCAGAACTTAATAGTGACCTCGCTGAAAGTGTTGTATTGGCATTACTACGGAACGTAGTAGGTACCGGAATAAAGCCACAGTGCAAAATCAAGACCCGCGCAGGAAAGCTAAATGAAAGACTCAACAAGAAAATTGAGGAGGCTTGGGCTGATTGGGTGGATAAAGAGAATGCGGATATCCGAGGAATATCTACGTTCTATGAATTGCAGGAAATGGCTCTACGCCGAATGGTCTATGACGGGGAAATCCTAATTAATATGACCTCCGAAGGCGCAGATATACCACTATCATTACAGCTTATCGAGGGCGAGAATATCGGAGCTGTATCGGTAAGCGAGAATGGCAACAGTATTGTTAATGGCGTGGAAGTTAATAAATACGGAAGACCAATAGCCTATCACGTATTCCAAACAGATCCATTAGGAATACGGTCGTTTAATGAAGCACGATTACCAAGTAATAGGGCGTTTTTATTACATAAGCCTCGTAGGCCTAGCGAACTGCGCGGGGTTAGTATGTTAGCCCTCGTATTAAAGCGTATTCATGATGTAGATGAATACATGGATGCTGACCTTATAGCGGCTCGTGTAGCAGCATGTTTCGGGGCGTTTGTGACGAGTAATACTGGAAATACCCCAATGATTGCCAACAAAACAGATGGCAAAGGTAAGAAAGTTCGTTCAATGGCACCAGGGATTATCCAGCATCTACGTGCCGGTGAATCTATTTCGTTTGCGGAACCTAAACGGAATGCTGGAACCGCATCAGAATACTCGGCGACTCAAACAAGACGCATAGCGTCAGGCATGGGTCTAAGCGCGGACATAGTGACGCGTAATATTAGTGGTAACTTCTCCGCAGCTCGGCAGAATATGCTGGAGGACCAGCAATCATTCAAGCAGATGCAGCGTTTTATAATCGAACATTTTTGTATGCCTGTATGGCGTGCCTTTATTGAAGCGTGCTACCTAAAGGGAATTATCCCGGCCAATGACTATGCAGCGAACCCAAAACTATATAAAAAAGTGGCGTGGTTAGCTCCAGGCTGGTCTTGGATTGACCCAGTTAAGGAAGTTAATGCTAACAAGGAAGCTATTAAAGCAGGACTCACAACGCTCGAGGACGTATGTAGTGCATCTGGTAAGGACTGGGAAGAAGTGCTTGAACAGCGGAAGCTGGAGCAAGACCGCATTAAGGAATTGGGTGTTGCCCTTGATATGAATGGGGACATAACGAATCTAGCGGATTATACCACCACTGATATGAAAGGAGATGATAGCTAGTGGGGAAATTTGCAAAGAAGCAGCTCTTAGGTAAATATGCCCGAGAGGCGCAAATTACAAATATCGAAGCGAACGATGATCGTACCGTCGAATTGTCCTTTTCCTCTGAAGAGCCATATGAAAGATGGTTCGGAACAGAGATATTGTGTCATGACGACGGATGCGTTAATCTAGACCGATTCAATAACGGTTTAGGCACATTGTTATTCAATCACAATCGCAGCGCCGTTGTTGGCCACATTGATAAAGTGTGGGTTGAAGATAATCGAGGTAAGGCGATTGTTCGATTCGATGAAGACGATGAGTCTGAAAAGATTTATCAAAAAGTGCTAAAAGGCACACTACGGGGCGTGAGTGTCGGATATGACATAAGCCGATATGAGGAATTAATCGATTCCGATTCTAAAAGTTCCAACGGTCGATTTACTGGTCCGGGTTATGTAATCACAGACTGGGAACCGTTGGAAATTAGTATTGTGTCTGTCCCTGCAGATCCAAGTGTAGGGGTAGGCAGAAGTGTAGATGATAATGAGGAGGAACCTATGAAAGGTGATGCAAACGCAAAAGGCACTGAGCAAAACGTGCCACAAGTAGTACCGGAAGTACCAGAGTCCGGAGTTAAAGGTTTTAATGCGGATGACGCTAAAAAATTGATTGCGGCAGAACGTGAACGTGTATCCACAATCACTAGCCTATGCCGTGATTTCGAAGTTGACGGTGTAGATGAATTCATCAAATCTGGCAAATCTGTTGCCGAAGTTCGTGAGGCAGTAATGGATGCGTTGCGTGAACGCAATAAACCAGTATCCGTTAAAGTTGGTGAAGTAGATTCTGATAAGTTCCGCATGGCTATGCAAGATGCTTTGATGATGTCTGCAGGTATCCCTGTTGCGAACCCTGCACCAGGCGCAAATGAACTTCGTTCTATGTCCTTGATGGAATTAGCTCGCGAGTCCTTAGTTCGTGAAGGCTTAACCGCTAACTATGCTGACCGTTTGGAATTGGCACGTGAAGCGATTAACTCCACATCCACATTCCCAATTGCTTTGTCTAACGTAGCAAATAAATCCTTAGTACAAGGCTATGAAACCGCACCGGCTACATTCGATGCCTGGACCGGCAAAGGTAGTAATCGTGATTTCAAACCGGCAAAACGTATTTTACTTTCTGAAACAGCTGAATTGAAGTTAGTTCCTGAAGGTGGACAATTCAAGGATTCTAAGTTGGAAGAAGCTGGTAACGACGTTCGTGTATTAACATACGGTCGTACGTTCAGCTTAACACGACAAGCTATCATCAATGATGATTTGGGTGTGTTCAAAGATATCGCTTCTAAATTTGGCCGTTCCGCAAAGGATACCATTAACAGTATGGTGTACGGGTTGCTAACAGGCAATACCGTATTGAGTGACGGTAAAGCGCTATTCGGTACTGATAGAGGCAACTTAGCAGCTACTGGCGCTGAATTAAGTGTTGCATCCTTATCCGCAGGTGTAGCAGCAATGCGCCGTCAAAAGCATATTGGCGAAAATCGCAATTTGAACATTGCACCTACGTATTTGATTATTCCACCAGAACTCGAAGCATTGGCTTATCAATTGGTTAAATCTACTGTAGACCCTGCTCGTAGCAATGATACAGTTAACCCATTTGGTGGTCGATTCACTATTGTCGTAGATGCAGCGTTAACGGATCCACATGCATGGTATTTAGCAGCTCGTCCTACAGATGTTCAAACTATCGAAGTAACGTACTTGAACGGTGTTGAAACACCTCGATTGGAAACACAAACAGGCTTTAAAGTCGACGGTATTGAGTACAAAGTAGCTATGGACTGCAATGCAACAGCTCTCGACTTCCGTGGCTTGTACAAAAACCCTGGTAAATGATTAGTAATTGATTTAGGAGGTAACTAGATATGGCACAATTCATTCAAGAATTAGATCGTATTGATTTTAAAAATACAGCATCCGATATGATTGCCGTAGGGGACATTGTCCCTGTCGGCAAAATGCACGGCGTGGCAATCACAAATATTGACCCTGGTACAACCGGTGCAGTTAAGGTCACTGGATGCTTTACAGTTGATGCGGTTACGACAGATGCATTCGCAGTAGGCGATGTTGTGTATTTTGATAAAACGCAAAAGCGTGCAACTAAAACAGACACAAATCCAGTATTGGGCATTGCCATTTCTGCAAAATCTGCAAGCGCTAAGACCGTTGATGTGGCTCTTTGGCCTAACGTAGAAAAGTAATGTAAGGGCGGGCATATGCCCGCCTACTCTATAGGAGGTAATGCACTATGAAATTAGGATATAAGCCTAATGCACTGCTTTCTGTATTCGGTGAACGAATTACCTACAAAGGCCAAGATATCAAAGCAAGTATAGAAATTGGCGAATATGACGGTAAAGGTTCTGGATTCGTTGATAAAGCGCTAGCCGATAAGGCTCAAGTTTGGGTGCGTGCTAAGGATGTACCTAATCCACATCCAAAAGACGAGGTGTATATCAATGGCGAGAAATGGTACGTTGATCACATTTCAAATTTCGACGGCACGATGTATTGTTTGGAAATTGTCCATAACGTGAGAGCGGTGAGACCGTAATGAGTAATGAACCTATTACAATTACAGACACAGCCACTCCGTTTCTGAATTTCATCGCGGAAACCAAGCCAGACTGGATGCGTAAAGCGTTAAAGTCAACAGGTTGGATGATGCAAAAAGAAATTAAGCAGGGCATCCAGTCGGGTGCACCAGGTGGACGTAAATATCCTAACTTCATGGCACCAGCCCGTCGGGCCGCATTTGAGTCAGCATTCGGTGCGAAACTTAGAAAAGCATATCAAAGCGGAGGACGTGCAGAACGAGAAGCCTGGGGCTCTAAATCACGAAATGCCTTACTTGATATGGGTATTAGCGCCAGGACAATCGGCTATAGTCCTCTAGGTAAGCTATCGAATGCAGTAGGATATCAATATGACAAAAGCAAGCAATCCGTCCGAGTTGGGTGGTTATCCAATTCGGCAAAACGATTGGGTGAACGAATCGAAGAAGGGTACACTAAGCAAATTACAGAGCCTATGCGTAAGAAGTTATTTGCTGCCGGTGTACCGTTACCAAAAGGAAAATCGATGTTCAAAATTCAGCCACGTCATACTTATGGTCCTATGAAAGCTGCATTGCAGCCTAAGCTTAAACCTTATATTGAGGGTAAGATAGGCGACTACGCTATTTATGGTCCAGCGGCACAATCCGCTTCTCGACGTAATTACAAGGTAAGGTGATTTGATGCAACAGACAATTCCACTGTCGCGCATCGTTGAACGTTGGGCTGAAGCCCTAGCGAACGATGAAGCGTTGACTAAATTTTGTAATGAAAAATACGGAAAGCCAGCGCAACTGTATGTCGGATATGATGACGTCGATGCACCGCTTGAGGAAGATTGCCCTTGTATCATATTGCTACCGAGTAATAAGAATGAAGGGCTTGCTGATACCTACACATACTCGTTAATGATTGTATGGGGAATCGTCCATGAAGGTGCAACGCGCATTAAGAATATTATTCGTTACGATGGAGCGCTAGAATCGGATAACCTAGGGCAGTTAATCATCGAATGCATTTGTAAGGTGAATCCAGCGTTTCCGGTAATCGGCATTGATTATGAACTTGATAGCATGAATTGGCGTCCAGTATTCACTGGACGGTTAACAGCTACTATAGAAATTCCGCATGTAATCGGCGGAAATATTGAATATTAAAGGAGGAAATGCATATGGCAACAGCAAAACGTGCACAGGGCTCTCAGTCCCATGTGGCGATTGCGTTTGAGGCGGATTTTGGTACAACGCCATCCACTGGCGGTGTAATCACGCCAATCATATCTAGCTCCGTAAAAGCTAGTCAAAATCTAAACGACTCCACCGTAATCCGTGGTGATCGTAATCCTGCAGCGCCATTCCGTGGCAACATTGACACATCCGGTAGTTTAACCGTGCCTGTTGGTGTTATTGACATCGGATACTGGCTAAAAGCTGCATTCGGGCAACCGACTTCTAATACAACTGGCCAAGCGCCAAATAAGAAGTCTGAGCATATATTTAAAATCGGCAACACAATGCCATCTCTAACTATTGAACAGGGCTACCCTGATGTTAACGTATTCCAGCAGTTCGCTGGCGTACGAGTTAGTAAATTAGGATTCAAGTTTGGCGGTGACTCCGAACTTACAGCATCCGTTGATGTAATGGGGTGTAAGGAAACATTAGCGGCTACTACATTCGATGCTGCAGCTAAGGCAGTAAATTTCTTACCATTTCAAAATCTAAATGCGACCATCAAAGAAGGTGGCGTCACTGTGGCTAATATTTTAAGTTGTGATATCAACTTTGATTTTGGCTTGGATGGCGACTCTTACGCTATCGGTGGTAAAGGTTTTAGAACATACATCGACCCAGGAATTGTTTCAATCTCCGGAACGATTAAAGCGTTTTTCCAAAACAAAGATCTTTTAAACAAAGCGGTTAACGGTACGGAATCCAGCTTGGAATTGCGACTTGAACAAGATGATTGGTCGCTTACATTCAAGTTGCCTGAACTGGTATACGAACGACAATCTCCAGGCATCGACGGCCCTCGTGGCGTCAATATTGAATTGCCGTTTAAAGCATACTATCGTGCAGATGCTGGTCGTTCCGCATCCATCATTACTTTAGTTAATAATCAAGAACAATACTAGGAGGTGCCAACATGGCATTTGAAGATATTAAATTAAGAGGTTTAACATTTGCTGAGCGTAGCGAATTGATTAAGGCTGAATTAGATCCGTTATACACACCTCTTCCGGAAGAAACCCCTGAGCCGGCTAAATTATTGTGGTATCGTGATTTAGCCGAATGGATTATGAAAAATGTGTATAAGATGTCTGATAGTGAAATCGCAGAAGCACCAAACGATGGCGTTATGGAATTAGCAATTGAAACTATGCGTTTCACTAATGAAAAAAAGGCTGAAATCGAAAAAAACTAATTGATGCGTGGAGTTGGCTCAACTCCGATAAGCCGAAATACTGCTCTGATTGTATCAAGATGCAACGTGAGACTAAACAGCATTTTGACTGCTCGGAGTGTGAGTTTAATTCCCCGCATCAATTAGATGGAACGAGACAGGCAATGCGAGTATACAATGCCAGCCGAATGCAGCGACGTTGGCATCCAGGCGGTATTGCCGGATTCGATATGCCAGCGGTGTTAGAAGTGGCGAGGGCTTACGGCATTGAGCCACTACCGCACCTTATCGACTTACTCGTATTATTAGAAGCCAAAGAATTGGAGGTGGCGCACAAGAATGGCCAATAATTTAATTGATATTGTCGTTCAGTTGACCGATAAGAATACGGAAGCAGGACTCAAGAAAATTACAGCTAGTGCCGAAGGCGCCAAATCCGCCCTTGGCAAAATGAAGAATGACCTTATGGCGATAGGTGCCGGTGTTGGTGTAGTAGGCATCGGTGCCAAACTTGCCAAAGAGGCTATTCAATGGGATGTAGCCGTTAAGAAGTTATCAGGCATTACCGGTGCTACGGCGAAAGAAACCAGCGAACTATTAGCAGTGGCTAATTATATGGGCGTTGCTATGGAGGATAGTGCTGGTGCATTTGCTAAGTTCTCTAAGAACGTCGGAGCAGCCAAAGAGAAAATGGAAGTCGCTCGGGCAGAGGGGAAACTCGGTACCGATATATTCAGTAAATTAGGTTACACGCTCGAGGATATTCAGGGTAAGAATACCGTTGAAGTGTTCAAGATGATACAGGAACGTCTAAGAGGCATGAAGGACGGAGCTGAAAAGACTCGTGTAGAAATGGAACTCTTTGGACGTACCGGGTATCAGATGCACGCCATGCTCAACATGTCCGCTGAACAGATGGACAAAGTGGCTGAACGTGCCAAAGCGATGGGCCTTATCATTGACGACGAGACTGCAGCTAAGTCCGCAAAGCTAAATCGGGAATTGAAGGATTTAGAAAACACCGGAAAACGCCTTGCAGTATCTATCGGTCATGAGTTAGTTCCTGTTTTTAATGATTACGCAAAGGGCGTGTTAGACGTTGCTAAAGAATTCGAGTCGATGACCGCTGAGCAGAAGGAAGCTATCGGCGGAATTGTCAAATTCGGCGCAGAAGCAGGTGCAGTAATCGTAGTTATGAGGTCGCTAACCAGCGCACTCGGATTTATGCGATTGGCCACACTTGCTGCAGCCGGTCCTTGGGTAACATTAGCTACGGTAATTGGACTTGCTGGGAAAGCATTACTCGATTTTCGCTACAACGAAAAAACATCCGGCTCTTATATGGGGGTAGATGTTGACGGGAAGCGTATTCACAAGAATACGAATTCCACTGATGGTATAAATCAGGCTTATGAGGATAGTCATGATACTCGGTATTGGATTGAGGATAGCGCATGGTTTGGGCTTGTAAAGAATGACCGTTTAGCTACAAAAGAAGAAGGCGCTAGAATCGATGCGGCTTTAAAGCAAAAAGAAGAGGCGGATGCTGCGAAAGCGAAACTCGATGAAGATCTTGCAAAAGCGAAAGAGGACCTTGCTAATGGGGGAAGCTTAACCAATACCGAGGCTATCAATAAGGCAAATGAAGAAGTAGCGAAAGCGGCCAAAGCTCAAGAGCAGGCAGCTAAGAAAGCCCAACAAGCGGCTGAAAAGTTGACGAGTGCAGTGGAACGCATGGCCGATTTGTATCGGTCTCTTACTTTGCAAAGCCTACAAATTGACGGCAGTCAATACGAAATCGATAAGCTAACTGCTAAGAACCAGTATGAATCTAACAATAAGAATATTCGTGATATTATCCGCTCTGTTTCAGGTGTGAATAGTGGTGCTGTAGGACAAGCCGTGAGCGTACTGGATGCAGCTAATGAACAACTAGGTAAGGCATACGAGTTAGGAGCAGATGGTACATGGGCAACGGATTGCGGCAAGCTATTTTCTGACTCTGTACTACAAGCATTCGGCAAGGATGTACCTCGATATGTTCCATCTATCATGGACGCAGCAAGAGCCGCTGGTGCCTGGCATGATGAGGGCGATGGATATGTTCCTAAAGCCGGAGATGGTGTGGTTGTACTTGGTGATAATCATATTGTAATTAGTGACGGAAACGGCGGATATACTGGTGCTAATTCCAGTACTGGTGTAGTTAGCAAACCAAGCATATCAAGTGATTTTGGCGCTATTACAGGGTATGTTGATACCAGCTTATTAGCAGGGGGTGCTTCGAGTGCTGCTGCTGATTCAGCAGGTAGCACAGAGAATGCTAAGAAGCTTGCTGAGTCAAATCTAACTGCTCAAGTTAGAGCCAAGAATGAAGAGTTGTATCAAAAGCGATTAGCTGAAGCACAACGAAATCAGACTATCCGTGTTCGCAAGATGAACGAGGATATTAAAAAACTCGATCTTGAACGTACAGGCGACCGGTTGCAGTTACTCAAAGCTGAAGCTGAAGCACAAAAGGCTCAAATTGATGATAACGTCCGTGAGTATACAAAAGCCGTAGGCGATAAGGACCTAGCTGAAAAGAAAGCTCAGGCAGAGCGCCTAAAATTGGCATCTGATACCGAGCAGAAAATCAGAGAGTTAGCCTACACTCAAACAAGTGAAAATATTGACCACTTAACTAATATGGTTACTCTTGGCCGATTGTCTCGCAGTGATGCGGACGCACTACTTGCTGAAGAGTTAAAGACCTATATTGACTATGCACGGAGTGAAGTCAATGAGGCCCAGTTAACGGCTACGCAAAGACTGCAGATTGAAAAGAACCTATTAGAGTCGCAACAAAAACTATGGGAACTCGCAGGTCGCAGTCTTAAAACGAGCCTACAAGAAGCCGCACGCCAATATAAGCAAGAGACTACCAATTATGCTGATTTAGCGAAGTCTACTTTTGATAGTACGATGAGCTCTATCAACTCAGCATGGACAAATAATCTCGAAGCTATGGCAACAGGAACGAAGTCATTTAGTAAAGGTATTAAGGACATATTCAAGGATATGACGAATGCCATTATTAAGATGATGATTCAGTTAACGTTCCAACAATACGTCATGCCTAAGTTGCAAGGATTATTTGGCGGCGCCGTTAGTGGCATCGGTTCGCTAGGTGCTGCAAAAGGGACATCGTCCTTTGCTGGTGGTGGTTCGTTTAGTTCGGCATTTACAGGCAATCGTTTTGCCGCCGGAGGAAAAACGAACCCAGGGCTTATGTTGGTTGGAGAAAACGGACCGGAACTATTACAGTCATCTGGATCCCATCGTATTTACACAGCAAGCGAAACCCGTAGATTAATGGGCGGCGGAGCTACAAGCAACAACGTAGTTGTTAACATTGTTAATCAGTCTGGCCAAGAACTCGAAAGCAAACAACAGAACTCTCGGTTCGATGGCGAAAATTATGTTATTGATGTAGTAGTTCGCGCTATGGAATCAAACAAAGGAGGTATGCGTGACGCCATCAAGGCATCCGCAGTATAACTATATGGCAGTATTTCCAGATATTCGATGGCCAATATACCCAATTCAGGAGACTACTCCAGATATTTCGTATAAAGGTCAAGTTGAAAACATGACGCTAATCACCAGGAAAAAGACGACAAAGACCCGGCGGACATATTCCGTAGGGTACAAGTTGCCAACAACTGAGTACTATAAACTTCGGTCGTTCTATGATGACGTCAACTGTTCGGGTGTATTCGACTGGGTACATCCAGAAACACGGGAAACACTAAAAGTGCGATTTGCTGATCAGTTAGATTTTGCGGCGAATGACTACGGAGTGTGGATGGGAACCGTGAAATTACAGGAGGTTTAACATGTTACCGCTCTCAACGGCATCGATTTTAGAGAAAAACCAAATATCGGCCACAGGTGTGTGGTTAATGCTGTTAGAAATATCCTATAAAGGGGATACGATACGATTGGTATACAATACGGAGAATATCCAATTTCAAGGCAATACCTATATTGCATTTCCATTTACCATTCAAGATGTTACAGAGAATGCGACGGATTTACCTAATATCAAGCTGTCTGTGTCTAACGTGACTCGTACAATTCAGCGCATGGCAGAGTCTAATAATGGATTCACTGGAGCCAATGTCATCATTCGTGTAGTGAATACGAACATACCTGATGTGTGCGAGCAAGAGGAGCATTTCGTAATTACGGGAACCCATGCGAATGCTGAATGGATGGAGTTTACGTTGGGGACTGACTTTAGTTTCACTCGACGATTCCCGTTAATTCGTGTGATGAAGGATTTCTGTCCGTTCAAATTTAAAGGGGTTCAATGTGGGTATAAAGGGCGCGAAACTCAATGCAATAAAACTCTAGCACGATGTCGTGAATTGGGGAACAGTGCACGATTTGGCGGAGAACCTACTATCCCGCAAGGAGGACTGTATGCATCCAATAAGTGACTTGACTGATATGATAGGCACCCCATTCTCGGAAATGAAATGCTGGGATGTAGTTGTTGAGGTATATCGGCGTAGTGGAATACCACTACCCGAATATACCCAAATCCAAATGGATGAATGGCGCGAGGTTCATGAGCCAATGCCAGGGAGTGTTTTGGTGTTTGCGTTATATGGTAAAAATCTCGACCATGTAGGGGTTTATCTTGGTGAAGGTAAATTTATACATGCTACTGAACACAGTGGCACATGTATAGAACATATATCAAAGTACATGCCTCGATTGAAGCACATTTACGAAAGGAAGGAGTAGCAGATGGTTAACGTAATTATTGTAAATAATCCGTTCAAGCCAGAGCAACGGGATACAAAATATTTGCCATTTAAAAAGGGCAAGTCTATCAGCTATTACTTCAACGCACCTGGGGAATGGGCGTATTCAGTAAATGGACATGAGGCGGCGCCGGATACAGTTGTAAACGATGAAGACTACATTGTAGTAATGCCTCGAGTTGAGGGCAAATTCTTTGGTGTTCTTCTATCAATAGGGTTGGCAGTATTTACCGGTGGTATTGCTTCAGGTGCTATCTTTGGTATCCAAAGCTTGATTTGGCGGTCAGTCATCGCTATGGCGGTAGGGATGATAGGTAATGCTATTGTCTCAAAGTTAACTGCTCCTAAAGTTGACCGTTCGAATTCCGAACAGTCAAATACATATGGCTGGGGAGGTACCGAAACTGTTACTGGGCAGGGCTCCCCTTTAGCCGTGACGTATGGCCGAATGAAAAGCGCTGGGTTATTATTATCCCGCCATGTAATTAGTGATGGTGAAAAGCAATATCTTAACCTTTTATACTGTGCTGGTGAGGGCGAATTATCAAAAATAGAAGATATTCGTATTAATGCTAACCCAATCAGTAATTATAAGGATGTGCAGGTGGATATCAGAAAGGGCACAAATGATCAAACAGTTATCCCAAATTTCAATGATAACTTTGCGGATCAATCCCTAAACTATGAATTGACTGAATCATGGAGTACGCAACAGGTACAAGGCGATGCGTGTGACGCGATAGAGTTAACTGTTGGATTCCCAAACGGATTATATTATTCAAATGATAGCGGCGGCGCTGACCGTACGTCTGTCACCTTGAAAGCAGAAATTCGTAAGGTAGGGGATGAGTCCTGGCAGGCATTACCTTTAGCAAATCAAAAAGGTATGGCCGGCCATATTAAACGCCGCGATGCGTGGAACTTTATTAAGTCAGATAATAGCGGGACAAATACATCCGATTATGCAGGACGAATTGAAGAGGCGACAAATAATGCGTTTTATCGAGTATTTCGCTTTGACAATCTCGAAAAGGCTCGCTACGAAATCCGTATGCGATGCAGTGCGAAAGATGGGAAAAGCCTGCGCCATGTCAATAAGGTCTACTGGGTGCAGCTAACTCAAATTATCTATGACGATTTCGTGCATCCAGGAAAAGCCCTCATTGGAATTAAGGCTTTGGCTACATCTCAGCTAAGCGGAAGCGATCCAAAAGTGACATGGATTCAAGAGCGTTCAGAGGTGTATGTGTTCAATCCGTACATCAATAAGTATGAAGCACAACCAGCGGATAATCCGGCATGGGCTGCATATGATTTAATTCATATCTGTCGTAAGATTGGCGGTGAATATATTGTATTCGGACAGCCCCATATGCGCCTTGACTATAACGCATTTAAGGCATGGGCGGATAAGTGCAAAACAAATGGGTTTACATTCAACTATATATACGACACCGCTATGCGATTATGGGATGCGTTAAAGTATCCAGAAGCAGTAGGTCGAGGGAAAGTAATTCCTGTAGGAACCAGGTTCACATGTGTTAGCGATTATCAATCTACTCCGGTACAGTTGTTTACTGTGGCCAATATAAAACAAGGCAGCTTTACTGAAGAGTTTCAAGGTGTAGAGGCTAGAGCGAACTCTGTTGAAATATCGTTCCTTAACAAGGATAAGGATTATGAGCGAGATGTTATCCCTGTATATGGGGATACTTACGACGAGTCGGATACATTAACAAATCCGGCACAAGTTGAACTCATGGGATGCACCAGTCTTGAGCAGGCCTATAAACACGGTAAGCATTTCTTGCGATGTAATAAATATGAAATACGTACTGTGACAATAGAGGCGTTTACGGATGCTATAGCGTGCACGGTAGGAGATATCATTCTAATTCAGCACGACATACCCGAATGGGGCGAGGGCGGTCGTGTGGTTGCCGTAAGTGGACAGACGATTACACTCGATAAGGAAGTGTCGGTACAACCAGGGAAGAATTATCAGTTGCTAATTCGTAACAATTCTACGGATATTGTCTCTACGTTTAATGTAGTGAATGTATCGGGTCTCAATGTGATTGTTAAAGAGGCTATACCGGTGCAGCCTGATGCGGTATATGCATTCGGAGAGGTTTCTAAATCGGCTAAGCCATTTCGTGTGTTGGCCATTACAAAGACACTATCAGAAATGACTCGTAAGATCCAATGCATGGAATATTATCCAGAACTCTACGTATCAGATGATGGCACGGTGCCAAGTATTGATTATACAAATCACGGTGTATCTGATATTCAAGCAGTGGGATTAGTGAGCGATGTATATGGTGCTAACGGCATCATGTATTCACGCATAGGTGTAACGTGGCAGTTACCTCGTGACGGAAAAGTCTCAAACGTAGTCGTAAATTACCGAAATGTAAAAAGTGATACGTGGAAGTATATCGGAAACTACCCAGCATCCACAAACACTACCACGATATCTGATGTACTGCTAGGGGCAACCTATGAGGTGCGGGTGCAGGCTATTAATGAGTTAGGACAGTTAACTACTGGTATTACTAAATCGATTAACATACCTAAAATGCAAACACCGGAGGATGTGCAAAATTTGCACGTACTCAGTCGATACAATCAGACTGCAGATAAAAGCGTGTACTACGACTTACAAGTGCTATTTGACCCGCCTAGTAATCCTGCCAATTTCGATGTGGCGGAGGTTTGGTATCTCTTAAAATCGAAAAGTGGAAAACCTGTAACGGGGCAAGAATGGCAGTATGCTGGCAGTAGTAATAGTCAGGTTATTATCAAATCATTAGGCCCAGGTGAGGAGTATCGAATCAAAGCAATCTCGGTTGACCGATTTGGCAACCGAGCAGAAACAGCCCAAATGGTTGATGTGATAGTCAAACCGATGGATGCGATACCCGATATGCCTAGCAACTTCGGGATTACTTTCGGTAGAAATGCCACCGCATCATGGGATGAGGTGCTGAATGCTGACGTCGACTATTACGAATTACGTACCGATAATAATCCAGGTAAAGATACGAATGCTTTATTGGCAAGAGTTAAAGGTACATCTGCTGTACTTACTTTAACTAAACGAGCGGATACTGTTTATTTATATGCTCGCAGCACGTTGGGCAAATACTCGACTGCAGCAACATATGAGTATAACGTTCCGCAGTTGGCCGCGCCTGAGTTTGTAGTAAAAAGTCAGTTAGGCGGATTCAATCTTTACTTCTCAACTAAGCCCGCACAAGCATATGCAATCAGATGCCACGTGATCGGAGATGAACGCACCGATGATTTTGAAACTACTAGCACCATGCTGACATATTCGAACTCAGCCGGAATATACCGGATACGTTGCTCGTTTGTGGATGTGTTCGGAGATGGATTCGTTAACGAGAAGCAAGTCGTGATTAAGACACAAATTGATGCGAGCTTGCTAGACCTTGAGTCTCTCGGGTTGAATAAAGTTGATGAACGAATTAAGGAACTTGATAAGAAATTCAATACGAATTCTGAAGAGACCACTAGAAGAATTACGAATTTGGCATCACATACGGAATCTCGCATTACTGAGTTAGCTGGTAGCATCGATTTACAAGTTAAAAAAAGTATTGGCGAGATTGATGGTGGTGAGTTGGTGTCTCGCATTAACCTCAGTCAGTCCGGTGTATACATTGCGGGAAAATTGATTCACATCACTGGAGCGACTAAGTTCGATGATAACGTCATTGTTAATAAGATGATTCAGGCTAACGCAGTTACTGCCGACAAATTACATGTTGATAGTTTATCGGCGGTGTCCGGTACAATCGGGTTACTTCGATCAAGAGAGACCGGTGCTCGTGTTGAGATTCAAGATAATCTTATTACAGGTTTTGATGATGACAATAACCCTCGGATTAAACTTGGGTGCTGGTAGGAGGTATTATGGAACCGCATGTATTAGCTTATGATGCTAACGGCAATATCATACTAAATCTCAAGGAAAGGCTCACTCGTATCGAGGGGCGGATGTATGTATCTGATATCCCAAATCGACGCCAACAAATTACTGTGAATGGTTTGCAGCCTGGGCAACATGTCTGGGCCGCAGCCATGGGACAGTACTTAGTGGCAGAGGTTAGGGGCAATATCATAACATATTATTTTGCAGTATCCCAGGATGAATATAATATCAATCGTCAATTTAAAAATCTTACATATGAAGGGTGGTTGGCGTATGGAATTTATTAACATCCAGAATAAAGAAGGTGTCACAATTATAAACGATACCTATGACAATCTAGTATATCTTAGTTTCCCTAAACAAAAAGATGCAGTTCTTTACACTGGGGCGATGAGGGGGATAACGCCAACGGTTCAAATCCCGCTCAAACCTGTAGCTTACGCACCTATGCTGGTGCCTACAAGTAAATACCAATACGGATATATTGCGGGGGAGGCTAATGTAATCCAGGTCTTTTATATTACTAATCGCATATATCATGGCGATGCACCTCTTATCGCAGTATCAGTTCCGCAAGGATATGAATTCGCGGCTCAGTGGGTTCATAAACGTCGTGAGCAGTTAATGGTGCTGGTAGTGGATGTAATTAAACCAGGCGAAAAGGTAACGCAAGCAATGGTTGATGAAGTGAAGGCTGGTATTAAATTCTATTGCTTTGGATACTTCGAGGACGTTGTGGCTAATGCAGATACACCTCGTATTCGATTTGTTGACAAGGTAGGGAGTAGTAAGCCTAATACGGCATTGCAAGTGCTTGGCCGTCACAAGTACTATAAAGCATCCTGGGCAGCAGATTACAATCTGCAGAATGATGTGATATATGATAGCCGCATCAGGTACCTGCGCATAATCGATCATTACGCGCACGATTGGTATAACCAGTTATCAAACTACGTTCCAGATACTTTTACAGACATGGCCCGTGACCCAAAGTCATATGGCGTCAAGGTTGCAATTATACCCATGTCCGTAATCGATGCATCCGTTTGGGGGCCTAATATTAATAATGGAGATAAAAAGTCACACACGGGGCTAGTGTGGCAAACGTTCAGATTTCACGACGAGAGTACTGTGTCGCTGAAATCGTATCAGTTCATTGATTGGAATACTGTCACCACGTATCCTGTAGGTTGCTCGGGTAAAACCACATCTCAGTATTTGGTAGTCGATGTGACCGGGTACGATAAACAAGGTATGATTCCATTCAATTAGGGGAGATGATAAGTAATGAATGTAAAAGATATAGACCTCAATATTGGCGAGGATTTCGGGATAGTTTACGCAGTCCAAGATGACAATGTGGATTTGACAGGGTTTAAGTCAGTATTCGCCATACGAAAGCGAGCAAGTGGTCCGCTTGTTATTAAAGTGCAAGGGGTAGTATCTGGGAAGATTGCGACATTCAATATTTCCGGAAAGGATACCCTAGAAATTAAGTCCTTTGGTGAGCATGTGTATGATGCTTTTGCATATAAGGAATCGGAGCCTAGCCGATATTATAAACTGGGCATGGGGGTAGTCAACATAATTCAGGATGTGGCCATGCATGATTAGAGGAGGAATGTATTATGCAAAACAAAGCGTTACCAGTAAGAATTGAAGGTCCGATTAAAGTAGAGGCGGAAGTAAAAGCAACCATGGTAGGCGATAATGGGAAAAGTGCTTATGAAATTGCAGCTGCTCACGGGTTTAAGGGTACTGAACAGGAATGGCTTGATAGCTTAAAAGGTCCTCAAGGTGAACCTGGTTCAAAAGGCGACTCATTCACCTATGCAGATTTCACCGCCGAACAGTTAGAGGCATTGAAAGGCCCTAAGGGTGATAAGGGCAATGATGGCGCAAGTGCTACGGCAGATAATGCTCATCAGCTATTGCTAAATGGTAACGTATGGTGCGAAAGTGCAAGCGTTGACGATGTACTTACTGCTTTAATCGGTAATATGGGTAAGCCGTTCCCTCGGACTGACTTTAAGCCTTTAACCATTCCTAGCGTCATTCAAGGGCAACAAGTAGTATCCGTAACAGGGGAACCACATTACAGCGTTAAGGTAGTCGGCAATGATACACCTTTCACGCTAGACAGTAATGGGGCTTGTAACGTGAATATTCCGCCATTAGGTGAAGATGACATCAAACTCACTTACCACAATTTCACAGGTGCGAAAGTGGCGGACTATACGATTAAAGGTGTATCCAACGAACACGCCGACGCCGAATATACCGAAAATGGCATTGTGTACAAACTCTATGGCGATGTGTTGAAAATGAACATTACTAACAATACAGTGAATGGTAATTTCAACGTAAACCCTAAGCGTTGGAAAATTTCTACTATGTATATGTATGCTAATCGTCCGACAGTACTCAACTTAGGCGATAACTGGAACAGCTACGGCCCTTATTATATTGAAACGCCTGAAAATGTAACATTTGAAGGATTCAATAATAACATGCGACTAACCATCGCTACATCAACACAGGGGTCCGAAACGCTGGCCTTTGATATGAATATCATTGAATGGGATGCGACTAACCATCGCTACATCAACACAGGGGTCCGAATCGCTGACCATCTATAATTAACCAAACCACAGGGGGAACAGAAAGGAGTTGCTAAATGTGGACATGGCAATTTGAATTAAATGACATCTTGACCACAATCACAATAGTTAGCATTGTGGCTGGTCTAGGCTATAAAGTGCTAGTTATTCCGTTGCTCGAAAAGTTGGACTTACAGAGAATGCAGGATAATTTGATGTTTCACGAAAAAATGGGCGTACTCACTGATACGCTAAAGGATTTAAAGGATGAAATCAAATTGTCACGCGAACAGCGAACTAAAGCATATACGGAACATGTGAAATTGACATCACGAGTTGATGGCATTGAAGCAAGAGTTGATGATATTAAGGAGGAACTACATGAACATACCACCAAATCTCATCAGTACAGTTAAAAAATCATATCAATCAATCCGAATAGCTAATATACATCCTACAGGAGTATTGGCGACAAGGGCACTAGTACTAACAATGCTAGTACCTATTTTGTTGGTGGTAATCGAATACTGTATGGCATTTGCCAAAGGTTATGTTTCTGATGAGATGGGGAAACTCATTTCTGTTGGGATAAATATAATCGACCACATCTTTATCCCAAGCGTGCTAACGGCTCTCGTAGGGTTTTTGGCACTTTGGATAGATAGAGACGGCAACGGCATTCCAGATCAGTTAGAAAAGGAGGATAAACGATGAAAGTATTTATTAATCCCGGACATGATATTGATTTAGATTCTGGGGCAGTCAACCCTGTGCACGGTACTCGTGAATGCGACGTAGCTCGTGATGCAGGCAAGATGTTAGCACGATATCTACAGACTGCAGGGTGCGAAGTTAGAACTCTGCAAAGTGATGATTTAGGCCTTGTATGTTCTGAATCTGATGATTGGGGTGCGGATATATTTGTATCACTCCATTGCAATGCATTTAATACGCAAGCTCGTGGCACAGAAACTTTGTATAAGTCCTTTAACGGGCAACGCTTAGCGAACGATATTCAGAGCCAAATCATCCGAAGCATTAATACCGTAGACCGCGGAGTTAAAAAACGCGACGACCTTTGGGTATTAAATGGTACGGATGCAACTGCAGTATTAGTTGAAATGGCCTTCATTGATAATGAAGAAGACCACGCTATGCTTAAGAACGATTTAGATACTATTGTTCGTGCGATTGCACGAGGCATTACTGATTATGCGGGGGGACAATAATGTATGAAAAAATCAAAAGTCTATTTGATCGCACTCGTAACCGCTATATTCTTATCGGTGGTGTTGTGTTGCTCGCCTTGCTTTGCGCAGGATATATCCTCTACCAGCCAAGTGGAGCCGACTATCACCGTGCCGTTAACGCAGTGGAACGAGCTCAAGAGCAACAACGAGAAAGCCTTGAACTCAATAGAAGCATCCAACATTCCATTGACAGAAGCACAGACCTTAGTCGTGAAGCAGGGGCAAGAATTGACAGAAGCTCACAATACAATCAACAAATTGGAGAGCGAATTAGCCAAAGCCAAAGCGGACTCAGTGAAGCAAGAAGCTACCTTAAGCGAAATGCAGAAATCTTTAGACGTGTTGACGAACAAAATAGAGCGGGACAATCGCACAATCAAGCGACTACGAATGCAACGCAACATATCCCAGGTGGTGGGAGCGGGAGCGATAATCGGAGTAGTGATTCATCGATAGAGAGGTGATCCAATTATCTCCTGATCATGAGCAGGTGGACTCATGGATTGATTTCAAAAGATTATCGAAAGAATGACAAAAGCTTAAAAGAGCCTACTAACCTAGATATTTTCTAGGTTAGTAGGCTCTTTTTTTTTGTTTGTAAAAGTATAAATAAGCGCTTGACTTTATACCCTATATAGGGTATAATAAAGGTGTAGAAAGGAG